AGGTGATGTTTTAACAGTCCAAGGCCAAATAATTTTTTGAATAGTTTGATTTCTATTTTTGTTAAGTAATGGAGAGCCCTCTAGTTGCCATCTAGGATGCACAGTTTCTAATGGATTTACAGCAACATTTAAGTTGTTTTCAACAGCAAACCTTACACTAGCCTCATGCGGACATCTTACAATAGTGTCATCTGTTTCGATGTGGTTAAATTTTACTATCAAATCTGATGTTAGTGGTAAAGCATACCCAGTAGTTAATGTATCTAAAAAAGGCATACAATTTTTCACAGTGTCTTTATCTGCAGATAATTTTTTATACCAATCTGGAATTAGTTTTTTTATAGGAAGAGGATGAGCAACCTTATCATCTAAAACTATTTCAGGCGCAAGAAATTCTATGGTGTTCGAAAACATCCAAACACTATACTATTAATGAATAATTTTTACTATGGTAATCTTTTAAGATTTTTAAACTCTGTAAGACCGTTTCCAACAAACGCTTCTAAAGCTGCACATACACCAGTAACTGGGTAAGATATTGCATCTATATCTAAAGCAGCCACTTCGTTTTTGTAAGCAGTCCAGGAATTTATTGTTGCTTCATCACAAGCATCTGCATCTGAAGAGTTAAGCCAACTATTAATATTATCAATAGTCCAATTGATTTCAGATTGCATAGTTGTTTTTTCAATAGGTTGTGAAGCATCGTTTTCTGTGCCCCATACTAAAGAACCATTATTTACTTCTACGTTTTGTGTATTTTTTTCTACTTTATTAAAGTCGTCATCACTAACTTCTAAGTACACAACATTTCTACCTATGTGATTGTCAACTGCTTCACACACAGATTTCTCAGCATCAGAAGCACAAAGTTGATCTACTGAAGTGCTTGTTCCGCTGTTTCTTATTCCAAAATATTTAGCCATATTAAACTCCTTATTCTACTATTACACCTAAAAAAC